CCATAAAAGAGATACCGTTAAGAAATGACATTCTTCATTATGATTTTCGCGTCGACCTCGACGGAGAGACGTTTACATTGACGCTAAGATATAACGTCCGTATGGCAAGATGGATATTAGATATAGCGGATAGCGACGCCGTGCCGCTTGCGGTGGGCATCCCGTTGTTACTCGGTATAACTTTGACAGGCCGTTTCAAAATTGAAGCTCTGCCTGCCGGACATTTGTTCTTGATAAACTTGCAAGATGCCAATACCGAAGCTACTGAAGATGATATAGGCGATAACTCCAAGTTGCTGTACTCGGAGGCTATCTAATGGGCTTTTTATGGGGGCGACAGGCTGTTTTAACCTTCGGCGTTAAGGGCGAGCAAGGTGTCCGCGCTACAGGGCTTCGCATATCTTTTGACGTTACAAAAGAGACTGAAAAGAATAATGCCAAGATAACGGTCTATAATCTTAATGAAGCAAACAGGGGAATACTCAAAAATAGCTCAAAACTCGCAGTAAGGCTTGATGTTGGTTATATCCAAGACCGTGTAGATATGTTATGGACGGGCGATATAACACGCGCTGCAAGTTGGAAAGAAAACGGAGATTGGATTACGGAGATAATCAGCGGGGACGGAGACCAAGCTAAGACCGAAGGCTTTATCGATAAGAGTTATGCGGCGGGAACGGACTTAAAATCCGTTATCAAGGACGTGGTTCAAAGTCTTAAAAACGCGGGCGGTCTTGCAATAGGGGATATGTCTAAGATTGTTACCGATATAGCCCAGAATGGTTTTGCGGCATCCGGCGCGGCTAAAAACGTTATGGACGCTCTTATGGCGCGGCAAGGCAAGGATTGGAGCATACAAGACGGAGAGATAGTTATACTCGACAAGAACGCGGCTACGACCGAAGAGGCTGTAGTATTGACGCCGAATACGGGGCTAATAGGTTCACCCATCATAAGAGAAAAGGGCGTCGAAGTGAAGGCGTTAATACAGACGACAAGATTAAGACCGGGACGCGCGTTGAAACTTGAAAGCGCATTATTCAAGGGGACATATAGGATAGCCAAGTCTCATTATATAGGGGATACACACTCGCAGGATTGGTATGTTACTTGCGAAGCGACTGAAATTAAATGAGCGACCAAGACGGAATATCTAAATCATTGAGCAGGCTCATAGGCGAAGCGACAAGGGCGGCGTTGCTCGATACCTATGTATGCCGTCCGGCGCGTGTTGAAAAATACGACGCGGCCACGCAGAAAGCCGATGTTGTAACGCTCATAAAGAGGCGGTATAAGCAAGGTGATACGGCTAAGATAACGGAGTTACCGGTCATTCCGTCCGTGCCTGTCTCTTGGCCTTCGGCTGATAATGGCTCATCATTTATTCATCTGCCGCTAAAGGCCGGTGATTATGGCTATGTTATCTTCGCAGACCGTTCGCTCGATGCGTGGCTATCCGGCTCTGGTGCGTCGGTAGACCCGAAGGATACACGGGCACATAACATCAATGACGCGATATTCATTCCGGGTCTTCGCACGTTTTCGTGTGCATTGCAAGGCGTGAACGCGGCTAATATGGTCTTTAAGTATAAGGATGCGAAGGTAGATATTGCGCCGGACGGGAAGATAGATATTACTAACGGGCAAATGACTATAACACTTACGTCAAGCGGCAAGGTAAGTTTAACAGGCACGGAAGAGTTACTTAACCTTATTGACGTTCTGCTTGATAAGCTCATAGCCGCAACGGTGGTTACGACGATGGGAGCTTCACCGTTTACGGCCATTACTCAGACTGAATTGACGACGCTCAAATCACGGCTTGCGACGATAAAGGTGTAGGACTATGGCGCTTAACGCGACAAGATTACGGGATGCGATAGTAGCGAGACTTGACCTATCAGGTCTTAATGCGACGGAAGAGAACAACGTCAAGGCCGTTTGGCTCGCTATATCTGAAGAGATAATAACCGAGTTCACGACAAATTCGGTGGTAACGGGAACGGATAGCAATGGCGATACCCACGCGCTTGCGGTAACTTAGATATGGACATTCTGTTAGATGATACAGGCGATATAGACGTTGCCAATAACATTCTTACGCTTACGACGGGCGCGGATGGGATAGCACAGCATCTAAGCCAGCGTTTGCGGACGTTTTACGCTGAATGGTTCTTAGATAAGCGTGTTGGTATCCCGTATTTTGAGCACGTTCTTGTTAAAAACCCAGACCCTATAGTTTTAGACGCGCTGTTTAAAAATGAGATTATGAAGACGCAGGGAGTTCTTGAGTTGGTTGCGTTCAATATGGAAATGGATAAGGCGTTAAGAGAATTCAAATTGAGTTTCAAGGTTAGAACACATGACGGGACGGTAACTTTTAGCGAGGTGATACCTTAATGGCATACGGAATGACAACGGCCGGTTTTTCCGGCAAGACATTAGCCGTCATAAAGGAAGAGATGGAAGCGAGCCTAAGGGCTTCTCTTGGAACGCAAATAAACTTATCACCGCAGAGCGTCTTAGGACAACTCATAGGTATCTTTGCTGAGCGTGAAGCCCTGCTATGGGAACTCTTGGAGTCTATTTACAACAGTCAATATCCTGCCGCTGCCGAAGGGACGAGTCTTGATAACGTCGGAGATTTAACCGCGTTAGACAGGCTTGCCGCGCAAAAGTCTACTACGACGGCAGCTATCTTCGGGACGGCGGCAACGCTTATCCCCGCCGGAACGATATTCAGCGTCAACGGAGACCCTACTGCGAGGTTTGTAACGCTTGAAGCATCAACGTTAATCGCAGGAACGGACGAAGTCCAGACAGTTACATTCAGCGCAACACCTACGAGCGGCAGCTTCAAGCTGAATTACGATGGGCAAGCGACCGCGCTCATAAATTGGAATGATAATGCCGCTGCCGTTCAAGCCGCATTGAACGCGCTAACAAACTTATCCGCTGTAACGGTATCAGGCAGCTTTGCCGCTGGGTTCGTAGTAACCTTCGCCGGAGCGGACGGGAAGCAAGAGCAGCCTCTTATGACCGCTTCTGATAACACGCTTAATGGTGGCATTACCATCTCTATCGTAGAGACGGTAGCAGGTGTCTATCAAGGGACGGCCGAATGCGAAGCTGAAACGGCAGGGGCGACGGTAGCAAACAAGAAAACTATGACGGTAATCGAAACGCCTGTAGCAGGTCTATCAAGCGTGTTTAACATCGAGGCCGCTGTGATAGGTAGAGACATAGAGACCGACGCCGAATATAGGATAAGGCGTAATAACCGCTTGCAGATAAGTCTTGCGGGGCCGACAGAGGCTATAAGAGCGTGGATACTTGAACTTAATGACGTGGCAAGCTCCGTTGACATTGAGAGCGTTTTTATCGAAGAGAATGATACGATGGGAGAGGTCGGTGGACAGCCTGCCAAGAGCTTTGAGTGTTATGTCTATCAGCAAGGCGGCTCGACGGCAAGAGACCAAGAGATAGCAGAGGCTATCTTTGAGAGTAAGCCAGCCGGAATATACACGCACGGAACGGTGTCTAAGACAGTTACCGATTCCGAAGGTGGCTCTCATACGATACGTTTTTCGCGACCGACGGATGTTGATATTTATTTAATTCTTGACTTGACTGTATCATCATTGTATCCGGCCAACGGCGATACCGCGATTAAAGACCTGATAGTAGCTTGGGGTAACGCTCTTGGAGCGGGGCAGGCTGTAATCGTATACCCTGCGTTAGTCGCACAGCTTAACTCTATCACGGGGATAACAGACGTTGTAGTCAAGATAGGTACTGCGCCCGCTCCGACGCTCGATAATAATATCCCGATAAGCGACGGGTCATCTTCACCCGTCGAAATATCTCAATGGTCTACGACGAACATAACCATTAACCACGTATGAACGTAACGCAGATAACAACGCATGTTGCCGATGCTAAGGCAAGGCTTATACAGCAGTATAAGAGTAAGCCAAGATTAGAAGCCTTAATCAGCGCATTAAGCGGGGAGCAGATACAGGCTCTTGAAGATGCGGCCTATGCTATGCGTAACCGCCTTAACATTGACTTATCAAGCGGGGCGCAGCTTGACGGGATAGGCGCGATAGTAGGACAAGCGCGGGAAGGCCGAGATGATGCGACATATCGATTATGGATCAAGGCGCGCATAGGCGTCAACGTATCTGAAGGGGATATAGAGCGCGTCATATCAATATGGAAGTTGCTATCAGGCGGCACGGCAGTTCAGCTTATTGAGGTCTTTCCGGCAGAGATAGCTCTAT